TGGGAGAAAGGAAAGAAGAGTATTTCTCTTGAAAATGCCGACAGGCTCTTAACGGCTTTGGGTGTAGAAATCAAGATAGGTAAAACAGAAAGCAGGTGATAACAATGCAGATAACAGGCACACCCGATGAAATCGCAGAATTTATGAATCTGCTGAAAAGCGATTACAGAGGTGACTGCACAATCGAAAAAGATGTTAATTGAAATAAAGTAGGGAGGTGTACATATGGACACAGTTCAGATGAACAAAAAAATCAAAGAAATTATGGATAGCAGTGATTTCTATTTGCTTTCTGAGGACGCCGCAAAGGCTATTGGAGTTGCTCCGCAAAAATTGCGTGAACAGGCAAAGGACGAACCCGAAAAATTGGGATTCAATGTAATTGTAGTCGGCACATCTATCCGTATTCCGAGAATACCGTTTCTCAATTATATTCTCGGTTCAAACCCGTTGAAAGGAGTGTAACAAATGCGGTTAAGAAATTACCCGACAAAAAGAAAACTGCTCAAAGATATTGAAAACCTCAGAGTAGAGAACAGACATCTCAGCATTGAACTGAGAAACGCAAGAACAGACCTTGCACTCGAAAAAACAGCGTCAAGCGGTTATCGTCACGAGAACCGAGAGTTAAAACGCAAGCTCAAAGCCTATGAATCATCTGAACCAGAAACAATCGGCTTTGAATGCGTCGGAGTTTCAAATGTCAACTGAAAAAGAAAAATCCGCTGACGGCATAGCAGTACCGAACAGCGGAGCATAAAAAATAACTTAATTAAATGATAGACAATTTTTCCCGAATTGTCAAGGAGGATAATTATAAATGCAAAAACCTATTCCTTCAATTCTCTCAATGATTACAAATGAAATGATTGAAAGAAATATTATTCCTAAAAGCAATGAATCAAAAGTAAATGATGTTCAGCTGATAGATAAGGACTATGATGTAAAAATCACATTCACAACATCAAATCATGACACACCTTGTGTGAAAATTACTTTCGGAAATATTCCTGCTTTAAAAAGAGGAAATTACCTTAAAATCGCTGTGACACAAGAATTTATTTTCTTTAGAATATCTTTGAGTGAACACAACAGTCGCCGACTTACTTTTGAAGAGAGCAATAGAAAAGGTGACATAAAGTATGGTAGTTATGCCGTTAAAATCGTAAGCACAAATACTTTTGATGCGTATAAAGCATTTGAAGGATTTAAAAATCAGACATATAAAATCGGACTTGTGCCAAATGAGGATATGGGTAGGATTTTTCACCGCTGGTTTTATATTCAAAAACACAATAGCTAAACAATCAAGGAGGACTTTAATATGTCAGTAAAAATATCAGCTTTTGAAATCGAAAATGTAAAAAGAGTAAAGGCGGTTGCTTATGAACCGACCGAAAACGGACTTACCGTGTTGGGCGGTAAAAACGGACAGGGCAAGACATCTGTTCTTGACGCAATTGCGTGGGCTCTCGGCGGTAATCGTTTTGCTCCGTCTGCTCCGTACCGTGAGGGTTCAACAATTCCGCCACATCTCAAAATCAAGCTCTCAAACGGTATAGTTGTGGAGCGTAGCGGTAAGAACAGCAGTCTTAAAGTAATTGACACCGCAGGCAACAAAGGCGGACAGGCTTTGCTTGACGCATTTGTCAGTAACTTTGCTCTTGACCTGCCAAAGTTTATGAATGCAACAGGCAAGGAAAAGGCTGACACGCTCCTGCAGATTATCGGTGTAGGCAACAGAGTTTACGAGCTTGAAACGCAGGAAACACAGGTGTATAACGAGCGCCGTGCTATCGGTCAGATTGCAGACCAAAAGAAAAAGTTTGCCGCCGAAATGCCCGAGTATGAGGGTGTGCCGAATGAACCTGTGTCAGCCTCGGAACTTATCAACAAACAGCAGGAAATCCTTGCACGCAACGGCGAAAACAACCGTCTGAGAGCAGAAAAAGATAACCTTGAAATCCGTGCCAACAACTTACAGACCGAAATCAACAGGCTTAACGAGGATTTGAGAAAATACAATTCCGAACTTACAAAAGTGCTTGCACAGCTTGAACAGAGCCGAAAGACCGTTGCCGAATTGCACGATGAAAGCACGGCAGAGCTTGAAAGAAACATTACCGAGATTGACGAAATTAACCGCAAAGTCAGAGCCAACCTCGATAAAGCGAAAGCTGATGAGGACGCAAAGGAATATTACGGCAAGTACGCCGATATGACGGCACAGCTTGAAGAAATCCGCAAAACAAAATATGACCTGCTCAACAACGCAAATTTGCCCCTTGACGGCTTATCGGTTGAAAAGGGCGAGCTTACATATAACGGTTTCAAGTGGGACAACATGAGCGGTTCGGAACAGCTTCGTGTCGCTACGGCAATTGTTCGCAAGCTCAATCCCGAATGCGGATTTGTCCTGCTTGACAAGCTCGAACAAATGGATACCGACACACTCAAAGACTTTGCAAAATGGCTTGAATCAGAGGGATTGCAGGCTATTGCAACAAGAGTTTCAAACGGCGATGAATGTTCAATAATCATCGAGGACGGTTATATTAAGTCCGAAACAACCACACCTGTTACAACACCGACTTGGACAGAAGGAGAGTTTTAATTATGGCTACAAGAACTACAGCTAAAACAACAGCAAAAACAAATACAAATACAAATGAATGTGTAATCAAATGCAATCCGCACAGAGAGCTTGCTTGCGGTTATACCAAGGTTAAGATTATGCCTGAAAACTATTCAAGAATTGTTTTGATTGCAGGTATGACAGGCAAGTCAATACAGGATTTGACAAACGAACTGCTCAACTACGCAATCGACTATGTTGTCATTGATGTTGACGGTAATAAAATCAATTTTTCAGATGTACAGGGGGTAAGATAATGAACATCACAAGAGGTAAAATCAAGTCGGCTCAAAAGGTTGTAATTTACGGTCCCGAGGGTATCGGCAAGTCAACCTTTGCTTCACAGTTTCCGAACCCTCTGTTTATCGACACGGAGGGCAGTACAAAAAACCTTGATGTTGCAAGAATGGATAAGCCGACATCGTGGACGATGCTCAAGAGTCAGCTTGAATATATCAAAAGCAATCCGACTGTATGCAAGACGGTTGTTATTGATACAATCGACTGGGCAGAACAGCTTTGTATTGATGATATTTGCTCAAAGTACGGCAAAAAAGGTATTGAAGATTTCGGTTACGGAAACGGATATGTTTACGAAAAAGAGGAGTTCGGCAGATTTTTGAACAGCCTTGAAGATTTGATTGACAGAGGTATCAATGTTGTGCTTACCGCACACGCACAGCTCCGCAAGTTTTCACAGCCTGATGAAATCGGCGAGTATGACCGTTGGGAGCTAAAACTCGGCAAAAAGACTGCTTCACAGATTTCTCCGCTTGTAAAAGAATGGGCGGATATGGTGCTTTTCGCAAATTATAAAACAGTAGCGGTAGCGACCGACAAAGACGGCAGAAAGTACAAGGCACAGGGCGGAGGGAGAGTGATGTACACGCTTCATCACCCTTGTTGGGACGCAAAGAACCGTCACGGACTGCCCGAAGAAATGGACTTTAGCTATGCAGGCATTGCCCATATTTTTAATGATGTTGCACCTGTAAATAACGCTCCTGTTCCGCAGAATCCGATACCTCAGTCGCCTAAGGCAGAGCCTGCGACAAAGCCTGTACCACAACCTACGCAGATTGAAAAAGCTCCCGAATCTGTACCGCCTGCACCTATGCCACAGAATGACAAGTCTGTCAATATTCCTGAGGGCATACCAAAAGCTCTTGCCGACCTTATGAGAGCTAACAGAGTTGACGAAAGCGAAATCAGACAGGCGGTGTTTACACAGGGACACTACCCTTATGACACACCGATTACAAACTACGACCCACGATTTATTAACGGTTGCATTATTCCGGGCTGGAATAAAGTGCTTGAAGTAGTTCAGAGCAACCGTGACTTACCATTTGAATAAGAAAGGAAGATGTATAAATGGACAGAGAATTTGGTTGGAACGACGAAATAACCGAAGAGGGGGGGAATTATGAACCGCTCCCCGAGGGTGATTATGATTTTACAGTAGCAAAAGTTGAGCGTGCACGCTCGCAGGGCAAGGGAAAGCTCCCAGCCTGTAATATGGCAAAGGTGACTTTTGATGTGTGGGGAGCAGATGACAAGAGAGAAATTACAGTTAATTTCGTACTGCACTCATCGCTTGAATGGAAGCTGTCACAGCTCTTTTTGTCCGTGTCAATGAAAAAACACGGTGAACCGCTCCGTATGGACTGGACAGGCATTATCGGCAAGAAAGGTAAATGTCAGGTTATTATCCGCAAATATGTGAAGAATGACGGCACAGAGGGCGTAACAAATGACATTAAGTATTTCTATGCCTACGATGAGCAGGTGACAACGATATCGCCTGCCGTAGCACAGTCTGCACCTCAGCAGTATGTACAGCCTACATATCCGCCACAGTATAACACACAGCCTGCAACGCCAAATACTGCGATGCCGAATAACTGGACACCGGGTAGCTTTTAATGCAGTTACGACCGTATCAGAATGAAGCGAAGAATGCCGTTTTCTCCGAGTGGGAAAGCGGCAATTTAAAAACATTACTTGTCTTGCCTACAGGCTGTGGCAAGACGATAGTTTTTGCAAAAATCACCGAAGAATGTGTCCGTCGAGGTGACAGGGTGCTAATACTCGCCCATCGTGGAGAATTGCTCGACCAAGCGGCGGACAAAATCCAAAAAGCAACAGGGCTTAATTCGTCAGTCGAAAAAGCCGAGCAAAGTTGCATAGGTTCGTGGAACAGGGTTGTTGTAGGCTCTGTACAGACGCTTATGCGTGAGAAAAGGCTGTCAAACTTTGACAGCGATTATTTTGACACGATCATCATTGATGAAGCACATCACTCAATCAGCGACAGCTATCAGCGTGTGCTTGAACATTTTGACAATGCAAAAGTGTTGGGTGTTACCGCAACGCCCGACCGAGGAGATATGAAAAATTTAGGAACAGTATTTGATTCACTTGCGTATGAATACACGCTCCCTAAGGCTATCAAAGAGGGGTATCTGTCACCGATTAAAGCCGTAACGATACCGCTTACACTTGACCTTTCGGGAGTTGCCACACAGGCAGGAGATTTTAAAGCAAGCGACATTGACACGGCACTTGATCCGTATCTTTATCAGATTGCCGAAGAAATGAAAAAATACTGTAAGGACCGTAAAACTGTTGTGTTTTTACCTCTTGTAAAAACATCACAAAAATTTAGAGATATTTTGAACGAAAAAGGCTTTAAAGCGGCAGAGGTAAACGGCAACAGCGAGGACAGAGCAGAGATTTTGCAGGACTTTGAAAACGATAAATACAATGTGCTTTGCAACTCAATGCTTTTAACCGAGGGTTGGGACTGCCCAAGCGTTGACTGCGTTGTCGTTTTAAGACCTACAAAGGTGCGTGGGCTTTACTGCCAAATGGTCGGCAGAGGTACAAGGCTTGCACCAAACAAGACGGAGCTTTTGCTACTCGACTTTTTGTGGCACACCGAAAGGCACGAACTTTGCAGACCTGCACATCTCATTTGCGACAACGATGAAGTCGCACAAAAAATGACCGAAAACTTATCGGAACAGGCAGGCTGTCCGATTGACATTGAAGAAGCGGAGGAAAAAGCAAGTGAAGATGTTGTTGCTCAGCGTGAAGAGGCGCTTGCAAATCAGCTTGCGGAAATGCGAACACGCAAACGCAAACTTGTAGATCCGTTGCAGTACGAAATGTCAATTCAGGCGCAGGATCTTGCAGGATATGTTCCTGCATTCGGCTGGGAGTGTTCTCCGCCTACAGACAAACAGAAAGCAAAGCTTGAAAAGCTCGGAATATTCCCCGATGAAATTCAGAGTGCCGGCAAAGCAAAACTTATTCTTGACAGGCTCGAAAAGCGAAGAATTGAGGGCTTAACCACACCTAAACAAATCCGTATGCTTGAAAGCAGAGGTTTTCAGCACGTGGGCAAATGGCAGTTTGACGAAGCGTCAGCCTTGATTTCAAGGATTGCCGCAAACGGTTGGAGAACTCCGAAAAACATTAACCCGAAAACATATGTACCGCAAAGCGAGGTGAATACGGTTGGACTTACTTAATGCACTTGAATACATCAGTCCGTCAGAGCTTGACTACCAAGATTGGGTAAATATTGGAATGGCACTCAAACAAGAGGGATACAGCGTAAAGGACTGGGACGATTGGAGCAGAGCAGACAACCGCTATCACAACGGTGAGTGTGAAAAGAAATGGCAGAGCTTTAACGGCTCTGCTTCACCTGTCACAGCAGGCACGATAGTCCAAATGGCTAAAGACAGGGGGATGACTTTTCGTGAATCGAAAGAACTCGGCTGGAATGATGAAATCGCTTTTGAACAGGGCGATATCGGAGTAACAGCCTGTGAGGGTGTAAAGTTTCACGAGCCTGCAAACTGGAATCCTGTAAATGAAATTGTAACTTACCTCGAAACTCTCTTTGATACCTCTGAAAATGTCGGCTATGTAACCGAAACTTGGGAGAAGAACGATAACGGCAAGGTCAAGTATCTGCCTACAAAGGGCAGTTGTGACCGTACGGCAGGTGAGCTTATTGCCGCTCTCAACAATTGTGACGGTGATATATCAAATGTATTTGGTGATTACAAACCCGAGGCAGGAGCGTGGATAAGGTTCAACCCATTGGACGGCAAAGGTGTTAAAAACGAGAATGTAACCGATTATCGTTACGCTCTTGTAGAATCGGATTGTATGGCCCTTGAAGAGCAGAATGCAATCATCAGAGAGCTTGAACTGCCTGTTGCGGTGCTTGTTTATTCGGGCGGAAAATCAGTCCACGCTATCGTTAAGATTGATGCCGCAAACTATGACGAATATCGTAAAAGGGTTGATTATCTTTACAATGTATGCCGTAAAAACGGCTTTGAAATCGACAAGCAGAACCGCAATCCGTCAAGACTGAGCCGTATGCCCGGTGTTATCCGCAACGGCAAAAAGCAGTTTATCATTGACACAAATATCGGTAAATCAGACTTTGCCGAGTGGAAAGACTGGGTGGAAAGTATCAACGATGACTTACCCGACCTTGACAACCTTGCAGATTTTTTTGAAAATCCTCCCGAACTTGCTCCGCCTCTGATTGAGGGAGTATTGCGACAGGGGCATAAAATGCTCCTCGGTGGTCCCTCTAAAGCCGGCAAATCGTTCGGACTGATTGAATTGTGTATTGCAATTGCAGAGGGAACAGAATGGTTCGGCTTTAAGTGTGCGCAGGGCAATGTCTTGTATGTGAATCTTGAGCTTGACCGTGCGTCCTGTTTTCACAGATTTAAAGACGTATACGAAGCACTTGGACTTGAACCCAAAAACTTAAACAGAATTGATATTTGGAACTTGCGTGGCAAGTCCGTACCTATGGATAAGCTCGCCCCTATGCTCATACGCAGAGCTTTAAAAGGCAACTTTATAGCCGTAGTAATTGACCCGATATACAAGGTTATTACAGGCGATGAGAACAGCGCAGACCAAATGGCACACTTCTGCAACCAGTTTGATAAGGTGTGTACCGAAATCGGTTGTGCGGTAATCTACTGTCACCACCACTCAAAAGGCGCTCAGGGTGGCAAGAAGTCAATGGACAGAGTGTCGGGTTCGGGTGTTTTCGCTCGTGACCCCGACGCACTTCTTGACCTTACAAAACTGGAAATCAGCGATGATTTGATGAAACAGCAAAAGGATGAAAGAACCTGTAAAATCTGCAAAGACTGGATAGGTCGCTTCAACAAAATCAGTGAAGTGTGTTCGCAGGATGATTTGGTAATGGCAAATAATATGATTGACATTGCACGCAAAACGCTTCCTGAGCAGTCTTTTAAGCTGATGATGTCAGATGTTGCCCGTGCCGAAAAAACCGTAAAAGGGATGTCAGCGTGGAGAATAGAGGGAACTCTGCGAGAGTTTCCGGCATTTGATGCACTTAACCTTTGGTTTGATTATCCGATACACAAATTAGATACAACAGGCGTGTTGAAGGACTGTAATTTTGAGGGCGATTTTAACATCAAAGGCTCGCCCTACAAAAAGAATTTCAGCAAGAAAAAGAGTGAATCGGAACGCAAAAAAGAACGCTCAGAATCTATTATGACAGCCTTTACTGCAGAAGAGAATAACGGTCAGGCAGATATAAATGATATTGCTACATATCTTGGAGTTACCGAAAAAACGGTCCGAAATCGACTAAAAGAACACGGCGGATTTTGGATTGACGGCGGTAAAACAGGATTGAGAGGAAAGGAAAAAGTCGAATAAATTTTCCCTTTCCGTCAAATTTGGAAGGAAAATTTTATCGAGAATTTCTCTTTCTGTGAGGGAAAATAGGGAAAATTTCCCGAGATTTTCCCTTTCCAAAAATGACGGAAAATGACTTTTTTCTCGAGATTTTCCGAGGGAAAGAAAAAACCTATATATATATTCTATATATATAGGAGTATTTCCGTTCCCTAAGGTCACAGGGGTGAAGTAGTTGTGCGAAGCTTACGCACAACAACTCCTTCCCCTGACCTGTGACTAAAGCAAAATTTTAAAGTTAAGAAAGGAATGGTAAAAAATGGCAAAATGCAAATCGACTTCAAAAGATAAAAGATTGAAAATTGCTAAGGGAATGCCACCTTTGAGGCGAAAACTTCCAAATAAAAGTTACAGTTACAAAAATGATCAGGTAATGGACTGGATTTCTAAGCGACCGGCATTGATTGATTATGTGTTGGATAAGTTAGTAGCTAACGGGTACATAGTTTACGACCCGAAATTAAAGTTGTGGTATGGAGTTGATTATTTTGAAGAAAATGAAGACTGAATTTTTTATGGCGATGATACCGCCGACCGTAACTGCACAGGAACATAAAGTTATGGTAAAAAACGGTAAACCTGTTTTTTATAATCCGCCCGAGGTGAAACAGGCAAGAAAAAAGCTCACATCACATTTGGCAAAGTTCAAACCGTCAGAACCGTACAAGTCGGGTGTCAGACTGATAACAAAGTGGTGCTTTCCACGAGGCAAACACAAAGACGGCGAATATCGCATTACAAAACCCGATACAGACAACCTGCAAAAAATGCTAAAAGACTGTATGACCGCTCTCGACTTTTGGTCTGATGACGCACTTGTTGCAAGTGAGATATGTGAAAAGTTTTGGGCAGAAGTTTCGGGTATTTACATCAAGGTGGAAATGCTGTGAATATCTCGGAAGTTAAACGCAACCTTGAAAGAACTGTGCTGTACAATGGTGCAGAATACATTCTGAAAGGCTGTATCATCAGACGGAATACAACAGGTCGGTTTTATTATCAAGTGGAGCTTATGGACACCAAAGCCAAAAGTTCGTTGATTGTAACTGCACTTGATAAGATTGACGAAAGGAGAGAAAGCATTGAAAGCGAGAATACCGCCTAAAATCCCGAAACAGCTTAAACAGGAAGCTGAACGGATTGCAAAAAACGCATATGAGCAGATCCGAGAAAAAGAAAACAAAGACATCACACGCAGAGTATTTAAAACAATGCTGTATGCTTTACATCAGGATTTTGGTTTTGGCAGAGACCGTTGTGCAAAGGCACTAAAGTCTATGACGGAAATAATCGAACACTCCGACACCGACGAAGTCTTTTGGGAGCATATTGACCGTGTGGTTATCGACAAGTTAAAACTTGAGTTTGACCGCAGAGATTATACCGACAATGGAAAAGTTGTTAATTTTGAAGGAGATGAAAAGAATGATTGATTGCAATATCACTAAAAACTATTTTGCTGAAAAAGGAGGAGAGTGAAAAACAATGAAGGTACATCATTGCATAGATGTTTGTTGTGGAGGCCGTATGTTTTACTTTGATAAACATAACCCAGATGTAGTCTTCATGGATAACCGTAAATTTACTGATACTCTTTGTGACGGTAGAGCGTTTGAAGTCAAACCTGATGTTGTGGCCGATTTCAGGAATATCCCTTTTAAAGATGATACGTTTAATTTAGTAGTATTTGACCCACCTCATCTAATCAAAGTAGGGGATAAATCTTGGTTGGCAAAAAAGTACGGTAAACTTAACCCACATACATATAAAGATGATTTATCTCAAGGGTTTAGTGAATGTTTCAGAATTTTGAAACCATATGGAATTTTGGTTTTTAAATGGAATGAAACGGATGTTAAAACTAACGAGATAATTAAATTATCACCAATACCTCCACTTTTGGGACATAAAAGTGGAAAATTGAATAAAACACATTGGCTACTTTTTATGAAAAATGGTACTGAAAGTGAGGTAGAAGAATGAAAATTGAAGAATTAAAACAGCATATAGAAGAATGTGTAGAACTCTTATCAAAAAAGCAAAAACAAGTATATGACAGCAAAAAGCGAAGAGGAAAAGACTTTTATATATTTGAAGGAATGATAACTGCATACGCAAGGGTAGGTCATTTTCTTGAAAATTTGGAGGAGTGATATGGATTGACAGCAAAAGAAATCAAAGACATCAACCGAGAGATTTCACGGCTTAGGGCGAAAATGGCACGGATTCAGGCTGAGGCGGACAACACGGCGGTGACGCTTTGCGAACGAATTGTTCCGTCAGGTCAGACATCTGACAGGGTGGGCAATGCGGTGGTGCAGATTGCAGATATTCAAAGGGATATTCAGAACCTTGAAATTCGCCGAAATTCAGCCCTGAACAGCCTCTCCCGTGAAGACTTTGTGGAGAATTGCCTGTTTATGCACCTCGGCTTAAAATACAGCTGGGCGAAGATTGCAGTCGATACAGGCGGAATCAATACCCCCGACAACATAAGAAAAATGTGCAACCGCCACCATTGGTAAATTTGTCCGTTTTTCCGTTTTAGGTGCGGTATAATGTAAACTGAAGAAAGCAACAAAACGACATAGGCATTTATGTCCCCAAAAAAATCGCACAGACCGCTCTCACCCAGAGGGCGGTTTTGTGTTAGTGTGAAAGGCGGTGATACCGTGAAAGACAAATTAAATGCAAGACAGAGGAAGTTTGCGGAATATTATGCGCAGAGCGGTAACACCGTTCAGAGTGCGATACAGGCAGGATATTCAGAAAATTACGCAAACGCCAATGCCTGCAAATTGTTAGAGAATGTGAGAGTTGCCAAGTACATCAAGGAGTTATCCGACAGGCTCAAAGATGAGCGCATTATGACTGCAAAGGACAGACAGGTTGCTTTGTCCGACATTGCAAGGAATGATGGGCAGGACACCTCCGACAGAATCAGGGCGATTGACACGCTCAACAAGATGACGGGCGAATACACCGTTAAGGTTGACGCAAAGGTTGAGCAGTCCGAAAAGCTCTCTGATGTGTTCAGACAGTTAGGCGGTGAGGGCTTGAGTGAGTAGCTTTCCTTTGTCGCAAAAATACATTGACTTTATCAACACAACAAATGTGTCGGCTGAATTTCTTGAAGGAACTACAGCGTCCGGCAAAACTACCGTCGGAGCAGGCGTCAAATTTATGCGAATGGTGTCGCAGTCGCCGAAGAAGCTTCACGCAATTGCCGCCAAAACTACGGGCAAGGCTGAGGAAACTATAATTCAGCAGGATAACGGTATCCTTGACTTGCACCGCAACGCTGTCTATTGCGGTAACGGCGACAAGGATTACAAGCTGCCGCATATCAAGTTTGAGGGCAAAATCATCTATATTCTCGGTTACAGCAGTCGGGATAAATGGGAAATGGTTCTCGGTGCGCAGTTTGGTTGCGTTTATATTGACGAAATCAACACCGCTGATATCGAGTTTATCCGAGAGATGTCAACCCGTAATGACTATATGCTTGCAACGCTGAATCCCGATGATCCGAGCCTGCCTGTGTATAAGGAGTTTGTCAACCGCTCCCGTCCTTTTAAAAAATATGAAAACGATGTTCCTCCCGAGATTACGGCGGAGCTTACCGAAGAACCTGTACCGAATTGGCGGTATTGGTTCTTTTCTTTTGCCGACAATTTAAGTCTTACACCCGAACAGATTGAAAAGAAAAAGAACTCTGCACCGAAAGGTACAAAGCTCTATAAAAATAAAATCTTAGGTTTGCGAGGCAGAGCAACAGGTCTTGTGTTCCCGAATTTTGAGAGGGCAAGACATATCAAATCAAAAGAGTGGGCAGGAAAGTTTTTGAACTGTAACCGCAAGTCGGAACACTTTGTTCAGTTCACCGCAGGTCTTGATACCGCCTATTCGCAGAAGTCGCCTGACACTATCGCAATGACATTTTACGGCATTACCAATCACGGCAAGTGTGTTCAGCTTGATGAAAGAGTTTATAACAACGCTGAAATGCAAACACCTATTGCCCCGAGTGACACGGTGAAGAATTTTATTGATTTTCTTGACCGCAACCGTGATGAATGGGGCTTTGCACGCACGGCTTTTATTGACAGCGCCGACCAAGCGACTATTACCGAATTTCAAAAGTATAAGCGACAGCACGGCTGTGTCTATGACTTTGCAAATGCATGGAAGAAAACGAGGATTATCGACCGAATCAATCTTGTACTCGGTTGGCTTGCCACCGACTGTTATTTTGTGCTTGAACATTGTAAAAACACGATTGCCGAGTTTGAAATTTACAGCTGGCGAGAGGATAAAGACAACACACCCGAGGACGGTCACGACCATTGCATTAACAGCGGTCAATATGCGTGGCTGCCGTTTAAAAATATTATTGGAAGTGAAATAAATGGGGCTGATTAACAGAATGGCTGAATCTATCAGATCGGGAATTAAAAACTTTTTGCAGATTACTCCTGCAAGCGACAAAACAATTACCGTTACCGAAACAAGCAATCATCTGACCGAGTGCTTTATCAATCGCATTTGGTATTGGGGCAACAGCAGACAGCTTGCGGAGCTGTACAAGCAGATTGATACAAACAAAACTATGTTTTGGGCGGCAAAAAGCACAAAGGGGCTTGAAATCCGTAAAATACACACGGGCTTGCCGGCACTCATCTGCGAAACGCTTGTGAATATTGTAATTGCCGACTACAACGGCACAGATGTTACAAGTAAAAATTCAACCGCTTATGCAGAGCGTTGGGAAGACATTGAAAAGCAGAACAAGCTATCCGACACGGTTAAGCAAATGCTCCGTGACCTATGTGTTGTCGGTGACGGTGCTTTTAAGGTCAGCTTTGACACGGCTGTATCAGATGTTCCGATTGTTGAATGGTATCCTGCCGAAAACATCGACTTTACATATGTGCGCGGCAGAATCCGAGAGGTTAAGTTTTACACCGATTACACGCAAAAACACCGCCGTTACCGCTTTGAAGAAACATACGGTTACGGCTATATTCACTATGCTTTGTATGATGACAACGGCAAAGAGATTGACCTGCACACGGTTGACGCTCTTTCATGGATTGATTCAAAGGGCGTTACATTTGACGAATCATATATGTGGGCTGTACCTGTCATTTACGGCAAATCGTGCCACAAGGGCAGAGGTGCGGGCATTATCGGCATAAAAACAGACGCTTTCGACAGCCTTGATGAAGTGTGGTCACAGTGGATGGACGCACTCAGAGCCTGCCGAACAAAGCAGTATGTGCCTGATTGCCTTGTTCCGAGAAATCCAGAAACCTGTCAGCCGATATCGCCAAATCCGTTTGACAACCGATTTATCACCGTGGGCAACGATATGTCTGAAAACGGCAACGGCAACAGGATTTACACCGAAAGTCCGCAGATTCAGCATGAAAGCTATTTGAGTTCATACATTACTGCCCTCGACCTCTGCTTACAGGGCATTATATCGCCGTCAACTCTCGGCATTGATACGAAGAAGCTTGATAATGCAGACGCTCAGCGTGAAAAGGAAAAGACAACCCTTTACACAAGGCAGAACCTTGTAAAAATTACGCAGAACGCACTTCAAAGCCTTGTTGCAGTTGTACTCAATGCAGACGGTGAACTTAACGGCAAGGGTATTGTTGAGGGCTTGGAAGTGTCCGTAAACTTCGGCGAATATGCAAATCCGAGCTTTGAAAGTCAGGTCGAAACCGTGTCAAAAGCAAGACAGGGCGGTTTGATGTCAGTTGAAACCTCGGTTGACGAGCTTTACGGCGACAGCAAGTCGGAGGATTGGAAAGCCGAAGAGGTGCAGAGAATTAAGAAAGAACAGGGTATTGCAGGCGAGGAAGAAACTTCTCCATTTGATGATGTTGACCTTACCGACACGGGCAATGAACCCGATAAACCCGAAGATATCGCAAATCAGGACGATGACAGCAAATGAGTAAGCAATGAGTGATTACAACATTAAAGAGGCTTTTGAGAGAATTGAAAACGAGCTTATCGACAGCATGATGAGAAATTTCAGTCGTCACAGAGCCGAAGAAACCAAAGAGGGTTACAACTGGACACAATGGCAGGCTGAACAGCTCAAAAGTCTTGAAGAGTACCGTAAGCACAACGCAAAGAAATTCGGCAAGCGTTTCAAAACCATTAACAGCAAGGTTGAAGAGATGATTCGCACCGCCAAAGCTGACGGAAATGCAAATCAGGAGGCAGAAATTCTTGAAGCTGTCAAGGACGGTTTCAAATCCCCGAAAAAGCCGTCAGCACACAGCACAGCCGAGTTTTTTAAGGTGAATGACCGTAAACTTGACGCACTTATAAAATCGACCACAGACGATTTAAAGAGGGCAGAAACGGCGGTTTTGCGTATGAGCAACGACAAGTACCGCAAGGCAATTTTTAACGCACAGGTTGCAATGAACACGGGTGCGGTTACATACGAAAAAGCCGTTGATATAGCTTGCAAAGATATGCTCAACGCAGGTCTTAATTGTGTGGAATACAAGAACGGTGCAAGGCACACGCTCTCGGATTATGCGGACATGGCGGTTAAAACGGCCAACAAAAGAGCCTATCTGCGTGGTGAGGGCGAAAAGCGAGCCGAATGGGGAGTATCCCTCGTTGTTGTGAACTCAAGACATGGCGGTTGCCCCGATTGTGCAAAATATATCGGCAAGGTGTTTATTGACGATGTTTATTCAAACGGCAAAAAGTCAAACGGAAACTATCCGCTTCTCTCAACCGCAATCAAGAACGGTTTGTTTCATCCGAGATGTAAGGACAGCACAAGTACATATTACGAGGAAATAACGACACTCGAACCTGTCACCCCCGAAGAAGAGGCAGAAATGGACCGTAGAGAACGGCTTGAAGAAAAACAGCAGTACGCAGAACGGCAGGCAGAACGCTTTGACCGCCGTGCCGAATACAGTCTTGACGAGGACAATAAACGCATTGCCCAAACCCGAGCCGATGAGTGGCACGATAGGGCAAAAAAAGCAAAGAAAAAGAGTAAAAAAATAGATACAGGCACAAGTCAGAAATCAGATGTTCAGAAAAAAACTGTTGAAAAGGCAGAAAATAATGATATAATTAAAGAAACAAAACAACTGTCTTTGAGTAATGTTGAAGAATTTGAAAATTGGCAGAATGATTATTATGAACTAAATAAAGATGTATCGTTCAGTCGAGATGATAACCCTTCTATTTACCGATATACAGGTGGTGATTACGACATTATCAACGCTCTTGAAAGAGGTGGAGAGTCTCTTGAAAAGGTTAAAAAACGCTATGGTGAAAAGTATGTGAGTAGCCTTAATGGTGTTGGTGATGAGATATCAAAAGAACTATCGAAATTCAAGCTGAACGAACCTTTAAAATTAAAACGGTCCGTGGGGAATGTGGATTTTATTACGAATGCGACTTCATCGGTTGAAGATATGCGTAAAATGATTGGTAAAAAATTTACTGAGAAGGGATTTACCAGCACAACCTTGTGTTCTGATACACAGTTAGCATTTGGTGGAATTGATAAGCCAACGAGAACTACTCTGGAAATTATTGCACCAAAGGAAACTAAGGGAGCTTATCTATACAAAATTTCAGATAGTCCTGCTGAATTCGAATTTTTGATTGATAAGAATACAACATATGAAGTTGTTGACGCTGGAGAACGAGAGATAACTGTAAAAGATTATAAAGGTAATTACGAAAAAAAGACTGAACGATTTATGACATTAAAGGTGGTTGAACAATGATAGATAATCCCGTTGATTGGTTTTATCATAGTGCAAAATACGCTATTGATAATACAGGTACTATTCAATACGGATGTGCATTTTTGATAAACGATAATGCACCAAAATCAGTAGTTGTTGAATATAAAAAATACCTTAATCTTATTAAGAAACCTTTTTTCTCTTCTGGAATTGGAATTTTTGAACCGTATGTAGTTAATGGACAACATAGGTACAAATTAATAGGTTTTTCTGAAAACCTGACTGCTTTTGAAAAAGAACAAGCTCATATATTTAAAAGCTTAATAGAAGACGGCTATATTAGCAATGACCCATTTATCTAACCGCTCCGTAAAAAGGGCGGTTTTGTTATATGCAATTCACAAAAACAGCATAAAATTACGAATTGAGCATTTTATAATCGACAGCAATGTTGATTATAGGGTGCTTTTTGCATTTAAACCCGTTGATTTCGACCGGTTTTGAAAGGTGGTGACAAAATGAAAATCAGAGTAACAACAGCATTCAATGATAAACAGAACGGCTATGTAACCCGACCTGTGAATGAAGTTTTTGAATGTTCTGAGCAGAGAGCAAAGGAACTCATTGACGGCGGTTTTGCAGAAGAGGTCAAGTCTGACGCTCCCAAAAAGCCGAGAGCAAAGAAAACAGAATCAGCAGATTAAGCACTTTACGAATATGTAAGGTGCTTTTTTATTGTCCGAAGACATTAAACTACGGGAGACACCGTGCAAAACTGAAACAGAGAGACACTCTATAAACTGATTACGGGAGACACCCGAAAAAACTGAAAGGATATGAAAAAATGGCAGAACCAAATCCAACACCAACCCCCAATGAACCGACACCTGCACCGCAGGGAACTCCACAGGAAAACGCTCCTGCCTTTGATTACGACAAGCTCGCAAGCCTTATTACAGGCAAACAAAGCGTGACAGAGGACACAGTTTTGAAGTCATATTTTAAGGAACAGGGATTGTCAGCCGATGAGATGAAAGAGGCTATCGGTGCTTTTAAAAAGCAGAAAGCCAAGAACACTCCCGACTTTGCAAAAATGCAGTCGGAAGTTGAATCCGCAAACAACGCAAAACTTATGGCAGAAGTCAACCAATCGGCAACCCTTGAAGCCGTAAAACAGGGCGTTGACATTGCAACCGTTCCTTATGTGCTTAAAATTGCAGACTTTTCAAAGGCTGTGACAGACGGCAAGGTCAATGCGGAAAAGCTGACAGAGGCTGTTAAAAAGGTGCTTGACGATATCCCCGCACTCAAGGGCAAACCTGCCGAGAACGGCACAGGAGTTAAGAAAATCGGCGGTGACGGCAACGGCAACAAAAATTTAACAGAAGATGCCTTAAGAGGAATTTTCGGCATCAAATCGAAAAAGTAAGAAAAGAGGTAAATAATTATGGCAGTATTAGAATACGCAACTATTTTCAGTAATGTTTTAAGAGAATTGTACGGTCAAGCCCTTACTTGTGATGACCTTTACCACTCAAACTCTGACATTCAGATTATCAACGGTAAGGATATTAAAATTCCGAAACTCTCGGTCAGCGGTTATAAAGACCATACACGAGGTGCAGGCGGTTTTAATTTGGGTACATATTCAAACGGTTACGAAACCAAAACCCTTGACCACGACAGAGATATTGAGTTTGCTATCGACCCTATTGATGTTGACGAAACAAATATGGTAGTGACTATCGCAAATATTCAGACACGCTTTGAAAAAACACAGGCTATCCCTGAACTCGACTGTTATACTTACAGCAAGATTTATACAGAAGCTAAGCGAGTTGGTGCAACAGTAAAAACTACTGCATTAACTGCGGCGAATGTGCTTGCAGATTTTGATGATAACCTTGAGGCTTTTGCCGAAGCAGGTGTGCCGCTCGACAGGGTTATTCTTTATGCGACACCACAGTACAAAAAGCTTTTGAAGAATGCAGAGGGTATTCAGAGAACACTTGAAATCAGTTCCGCAAAGGGCATTGACCGCCGTGTTCGTTCCGTTGATGATATTGATAAGATTGTAGAAGTGCCAAGCTCAAGAATGAAGTCTTTGTTTGATTTTACAAACGGTTGTGTTGCTGACAGCTCAGCTAAGCAGATTGACTATATTCTTATTGACCCGGAAGCACAGGTGTCAAGAGTTAAGTATTCATATATCAATGTCTATACTCCGGGTTCTGACAGCCGAACAGCTGATAATTATATATATCAGAACAGAAAAGTTAATGGTACTTTTGCCATTGACGAACTTATGAAGCAGGGCGTAATCATTCATGCCGAGGCTTAAAGCGAGGTGAGAAAAAATGAAAGCAATCAAAGACAATAAGTCATATACAGTCAACACAGACGAGGAAGCTAAGACTTATGTATCCCGTGGTTATGATATTCAGGATGACAACGGCAAAATCAAAGAATATGGATTAGGCAAGAAAATTTCTGTTGATGATTACAATACTTTGAAGAAAGAAAATTCAAAGCTCAAAGCCGAAAACAAAAAACTTAAAGAGAGTACCAAGTCAGACACAAAGGAGTAAATCTATGTATGCCGATTACATTGAACATCAGGGCGGAGATGAAAACAGCATTATCTCTGCCGAACACATTGATGTTCTGACTTTTAACCGCATTGATTTTGAAAAACTTTCGGAAATGCAGAAGAGAATCATCGGCAGAGTGCATAGCAGACTTACTGCTTTTGAAGAAGAAAATGCCGATATGATTTCTTCCTATCTGAAAAGCTATTCAATCAACGGTACATCAATGGAATTTGGTGCAAGCTGGAATTTAATGTGTATCAGCGGAGTGGCAATTCCTGCCGACCTCTATGCGTTGCTAAAATCAACAGGACTTTGTTATCCTGCAATCTGAAAGGTGCGTGAAAACCGTGAAATTTCCGTCACTTGTAAAAAAGCAGTTCTGCAAAACTCCTGTCGAGGTCACAATCTACGGTGAGGGTGTTACCGAAGACGGAGCACCCCTGACCGTGTTTGAATGCAAAAATCTGTATCCCTCCGACAGCTTGTACCCGTCAGCAACCCTGCACGGTGGCTCTGCCTTGTGTAATATGCAGTCAAAGGCAAAGACGGTCTATACCAAAGAACAGAAAATTGTTCAGGTGTCGGCTGTCTTGCTTTTTGACGGCGATATTGCCCCCGACAGCCCCACTTTAAGCGGTGGCTTTGTAATCCTTGACGGCGTAAAACGAAACATCGTACAGGGTACAAAACACCGCAACCCCGACGGCAAAGTTAATTTTACGGAATTGGATGTGATTTAATGGGATTTTCAGTATCATCAAAAATCAAACTCAATATGCCTGTTGTAAAACAGCTTGACAAGGCAAAGCAACAGGCTCTTGAACAGACAGGTGACGCACTTCTTACACAGGTGAAAAACACGCAGGTAATGCCGTTTGATACAAGCATACTTCAAAACGATAGTACCGCTGTTGATTATTCACAAAGTGCAAATGGGGTAGTTAAAATTGTGTCAAGCACTCCGTATGCAAGGCGGTTGTATTTTCATCCCGAGTATAATTTCAGCCGTAAGGAAAACATTGCCGCCGGCGGTAAATGGTTTGCACAGTGGCTTGAGGGCGGTACACGGCAGAATTTTTGCAGTCAAACATTCACTAAAATATATAGGAGAAATACAGGACTTTGATTTACTTATCGGACATCAGAGATTGGCTCAAAAGCGTTACCTCAGCCGAGCATTATTACATCGGCAAGCTTGACAATAAGCAGGACAGGTCAATCGGTGTGTATTCATTAAAGCAGTCGGGAACACCCACAAGGGCAATCGGCGGTGAAAGTACCTACGATACAATAAGCGTGTCTTTGCTTATCCATTACACCGACAACGCAAGAGAAACCGAGGAGTTTGCACGCAGACTTTACGAAACGCTTTACGGCATTAAAAATGTTGAAATTAAGGAACACAAAATCTATATAATCGAACTGCTCACGGAAGAACCCGTTGATGTGGGAACAGACGACAAGGGTGTGTATGAGCAGGTCATTGAAGTTAAATTTTATTACGAAAGGAAGTAATCTTATGGCAAAAGTTGAATCGGGAGTATTCCCGTGCTATGAAAATCAGTTTGCGGTTGGCAAGACAGGAACAGAATCCGCCACGACAAATATTGCTAACTGCGAAGAATTTTCCGTTGCATTTGACAACGGTGTCGAGGAATGGACAGCCTTTGAAAACGAGGGCTGGAAGTCAAGACTTATGACAGCAAAGTCAATCACAATTTCGGTAAAGGGCAAGCGTACTATCGGTGACGCAGGCAATGACCAGATTGCCGCCCTTGCATTTGAAAACGGCAGAAAGGCAGAAGTTTCGTTTATGTGGACCTTCCCAAACGGTGCAACAGTCCTCTTTAAAAATGCAGTTGTATCCGTTACATCAAACGGTGCAGGCGCAAGTACGGGTGTTGCTCCGCTTGAATTTGAAGTTATGTCAAACGGCAAGCCGGTATATACAGCAGCAGCTTAAACAACGAAAGGAATGAACGATTATGTCAAAGTTAATTGATATTACAGACAAGCTTAATTTTGAGGAAAAGCCGAGTGTCAGAGTTAAAAATGTTGACCTTGCAATCAACAATGACGCAGTTTCAATGCTCAAAGTTGCGGCACTTTTTGAGGACGGCAACGGTAAAAGTAAAGATGTTATCGAAATGTATCATCTTCTTTTTGATGAATCCGAGAGAGAAAAGATTGAAAAGTTAAAGCTGAATATGCACGATTTCAACGCCCTTATCAGCGAATCTGCCAAAATTGCAACAGGCGATTTGACTGACGAGGGGGAAGCTCAGACCCCGGCTACGACCTGATTGATGACTTTGATTTAATCGTGTCGAGCTTTCGCTCGGAGTACGGGGTCAGCATTTATTCAAAGGATTTTGCAAAAATGAGTTGGAATGAGTTCTGCTCACTTCTGCAAGGCTTAGGACCCGAAACACCGCTTGCAAGAACGGTTCAAATTCGCCTTGAAACCGACAAAGAGGTCTTGAAAAACTTTACTTCGTCACAGCATAAAATCCGCAACAAATGGCGGTCAAGGAATGTAAAGCACTATTCAGACGAAGATATGAACACCGTTCTTGCAGAATTTCAAAACTTCTTCGCCAATCTGTAAATTTGTACATAATTTTCGCTGTATCTACAAAATTCTTGACAATGTTAATACATAGTGATAAAATGTAACATACACTAACAAATTTATTAAGGAGAGTGTATGTTTATGAAATGTCCACATTACGGAAACGAATTAAAGGACGATGCAAAATTTTGCGACAAGTGCGGTGCAGGTTTTGGCGGAAACGATTCAACCTCGGCAACCGTAAATCCTGCAAATGCGAATAAGAAAATTTACAAGCGTTGGTATTTTTGGGTTATTATCGTTGTTGCTATTATGATTGTTGGCGGTGTAAACGGTGCAATTAACGGTAACAGCGGTTCAAACAAATCAAAGCAGGAAACTACTGTTGCAAATCAGAGTTCAGAAAAAGCAACTGAAAAAGCGACAGAAGCACCGACCACAAAAGAAGTTGCAACAGAAAAGCCTACTAAAGACCCGAAGAAGGTTGAAAAAGAATTTAAAGACGGTTGCAAAACAGTCGACTTTAAAACTCTTTCAAGAAACCCTGACAAGTACAAAGGTAATGACTACAAGTTTGAAGGTCAGATTATTCAGGTTCAGGAAGGCTGGGGCGATTCGGTTGACCTGAGAATCAATATAACCAAAGAAGAAAATGAGTATCTTGATGAACCATTGTGGACTGATACAATCTACGCAACTGTAGAAATTCCTGACGGTGCGGACAAACTCCTCGAAGATGATGTAATCACATTCTGGGGAACTTGTGACGGCGACTATACATATGAAACCGTAATGGGCAACAATGTGTCACTTCCGAAAATCGACATCAAATACTACGAACTCAACAACTAAAACAAAAAGCCACTCCAAACGGGGTGGCTGTTCTTTTGCAAATTTTTTAAGCGTACATCATAACGGTGTGCGCTGTTTTTATGCCTGTTTTTAAAAAATCTAAAATGAAAGGAAGTGGTGAATATGGCGACAAAGGCGGGTGAAATTGAGCTTGATGTCAGGCTTACGGGTGATGATATTTCCAAAACATTGCATAAGATTTCCGATTCAATTACAAAAAAGTTTGATTCGGCATTTTCAAGTCTTTCAAAAGATTTTGAAAATGTAAGCACGGATATGAAACAGTCCTTTTCAAAGGTTGCGGAGGGTGTTTCTCAGAAAACCGAGAAAGAGTTTTCAAACATCAAAGGCAGCGGTGAGCAGTTAAGCAATTCGGTTTCATCCTCGTTTAAGAAAATCGGTGCGGCTGTGGTTGCCGCCTTTTCCGTTGCCAAAATCAAGGAGTTCGGTCAGCAGTGCATTGAATCGGCTGCGGAAGTCAATGCGGCAAATTCACAGTTTGAGCAGACTTTCGGCACAATGCAGTCGCAGGCAGAATCAGCCATTCAGAGCGTTGCCGATCAAAGCGGTATTCTTGAAACCCGATTGCAGGGTGTCGGCACAAGCATTTATGCCTTTGCGAAAACTACGGGAATGGACAGTTCAAGTGCTTTGGAAATGATGCAGGAGGCTTTACAGGTAACAGCCGACAGCGCCGCATATTACGACCGTTCGCTTGAAGACACCGCAGAAAGCCTGAAATCGTTCTTGAAAGGCAACTTTGAAAATGATGCCGCACTCGGTTTGTCCTGTACTGAAACCACACGAAATGCGGCGGCTAATAAGCTGTATGGCAAGTCATTTACGGATTTGTCGGAATCGCAGAAACAGCTCACGCTTTTGCAAATGGTCAAGGACGCTAATCAGCTTTCGGGTGCTATGGGACAGGCAAGCCGTGAAGCAGACGGTTGGGAGAATGTAACGGGCAACCTCAGAGAAAGTTGGAAACAGCTCCTTGCCGTAGTCGGTCAGCCTATTCTTCAGGTGGCAACTCTGGTTGTAAAGCGGTTGAGTTCCGCACTTGCGACTTTAACGGAATATGCCAAAGGTGCGGTTGAATCGCTTTCAAAGGTCTTCGGCTGGGATACAGGCAACAACACCGCAAGCAATATCAAATCTGCGTCAGATTCTGCCAAAAGCCTTACGGATACGGCAGATGACAGTTCAAAGTCACTTGATAATGTTCAGAAAAGTTCTGAAAAGGCAAAGAGAAGTGTTGCGGGCTTTGATAAGCTGAATGTGCTTTCAAGTACCGATAGTTCTTCAAAGTCAGATACATCTTCATCAAAAAGCTCATCGGGCGGACCTGTTGCAAAGAATGTTGTCAAGGACACAAGCAAAAACCTTTCGGGGGCATTCAAAAATCTATACGAAAAAAGCGGATTCAAAGGCTTTGTCGAGAATGTACAGAAAGGTATTAACAAGGTTGATTGGTCAGCTATAGGCAAGAACTGCAAGACTGTTTTTGATAATGCTGTTCCCATAGTTCAAAAGGCATTCGGCACAATGCAAAAGGTCGGTTCTGCAAAACTCGGGGCAATCGGCTCTGCATTCGGAGCGGTTGCGACAATCGGCGGAAAGTCGTTTCAGACCATTTCAGGCGGTGTTGCTAAGTGGATTTCAAAAGACAGGGAAAAGATTATCGGCTTTATCGACACCATAGGTAACAATCTTACAAACGGCTATAACAACCTTTCAACCTTTTTTGATAATTTCGGTACACTTGCAGGCAATGCAATTGACAATGTTCGCCCTCAAATGGAAGAATCAATTTCCAATCTTTTAAGCGGTCTTACAACCTTTGCGGGTTCAGTCGGCGAAGTTGTTTCGGGTGCGTTTTCAACTGCAACCGAAAGTTTTGTTGAATGGATTGAAAATGACGGTGCAACAATCACTGAATTTCTCGAAAATTTACAATTGCAGTTTGCAGATGTGTTTAACTTTATCGGTCAGATTTTCGGAGATATCGGAACAATTATCAGTAATTGGTGGAACGGCAACGGACAGCAGATTTTTCAGAATATCTGCAATATGTTTACCAATATCGGCACAACACTGATGAATGTTTACAATCAATGGATTAAGCCTGCGTGGGATTTTATCGTAGCAATCGTAAAATCAGCGTGGGAAAATTGGCTGATGCCTGTTTTTGAAGGTGCAATAAACTTCTTCGGCAAGGTTGCAGACTGTGTTTCAACCGTGTGGAATAACTTCCTGTCACCGTTTGTAAACTGGCTTGTCAGTTTTTGGGGACCTATATTTCAGAATGTTTTCAATGCCGTAAAAAGAGTGTTTGATAATGTGTTTACATTTATCGGTGGGTTGGTTACCTCTATACAGAAAACATTCGGCGGTCTAATTGACTTCATTACAGGTGTTTTCTCAGGCGATTGGAACAAAGCATGGCAGGGTATCTACGACTTCTTCAAAGGCATTTGGGACGGTATTTGCGCCGTGTTTAAGTTCATTATAAACGCAATCATTGACGGCATAAATGCGTTGTGGACGGGTATTTATAACTTTGTTTCTGGCGTTGTTAATTCAATCGGCGGAATTGCGGGTGTTATCGGCGCGGCTTTTGGACAGGATTGGAGCTTTTCAATGCCTGAAAATCCGCCTCTCATTCCGAGATTTGAAGAACCCACGGAATCACCGGCACGAAAATTTGCAAAAGGCGGTATTGTTAAAGCTCCGACACTTGCGGTTGTCGGCGATAACGCAGGCGCTAACAGCGGTAACCCTGAGGTTATTTCCCCTCTTAACAAGTTACAGGGTATGCTCGACAATTCGGGCGGTCAGGATACAGTGATTCTCACACAAATTCTTGACCTGCTTAAACGCATTTATGAAATGTTCATTATCTTTCGCAATAACGGCGGCAACACTTATTCGTTTACGGCAGAACTTGAGGGTTCAACGCTTTTTGAAGAAATGATAAGACAGGATGAGCTTTACAGACGCAGACACAACGGTAAATCCGCATTTGCATAAAAGGGGGGATGATATGTCAAATTATAACGGCTATTTGCTTAAATTCGGCAACAACATAATGCCGAATAAGTACATTACCGCATTTTCATCAACTCCGAATCAGCGACTTGAAACTTCTGCGGAACGAGATCAGAACGGTACGCTTCAAAGGACAACGCTGCCAAATTACAAAACAAAGATTTCGTTTTCAACTCACATTCTTCATCTTGACGAAAAGATTGATTTTCAGTCGATTATCAACCTCTCAATGGCGAATAAGTTACAGAGAAAGTGCAGGGTAACTTATTGGAACGATGAAACGAACAGCTATTACACCTCTTATTTTTATATTCCCGATATTGAATATACCGTAATGAATGCCGAAAAAAGTGATATAACCTATCAGCCGATTACGGTTGAGCTGATTGAGTATTAAGGGGTGATTCTTAAAAATGCTTGTATCTAAAGAAATTGCTGATAAGCTGAAAACAAACACACTTTACAACACCGTTGCCCTGCATTCTCCTGACGGCAGTTTTGAGGATATAACCGGCGAAAGTATCGTGCTTGACAGTTTTTCGCTTGAAAATGAAATCGTTGAAAAAGAATTGAAATTCGGCGGTTGCATAGCCTCTGAAATGAGCGTGAAACTCATTGATTATGATTGCTCGGCTTTGATAGGAAAGACGGTACAGGTCATCATAACGGCAACATATCTTGAATCGGAGTTGTATCCGTCAGATGATTTGTACCCGTCAAATACTCTTATTTGTCCTGCCGAAACAGGAACGGTTGAATGTCCTGTTTTCTACGGTAAAATTCAGTCGGCTCAAAGAGATAAAAAACAGCGTAACATCGTCAAAATCACAGCCTATGACGCTTTTTATGATATGTCAAAGGTGGATATGTCTTTGTGGTTTGGAGGCAAAGAGAACTATGGTTATGCGCACTATCAAAAAGACGATAATTTTAAGAGCTTTTATTCAATAATCGCAGAATTTGCCAAAGATTATGCAATTACAGGGGTTTCACCGCCGAGCTTATCTGTCTTTAGTGTACCGCTGAAATTTGATGATACCTGCGTGGAAAAGGTTATAAAGGACATTACCTTGTCAGATTTAATCCAAGCTTATGCAGAATTAACTTTGAGCTTTGCCGTTATAGATGCCGACGGAAAAATGCGTTTTAAAAGTTTGTATTCTCAATCTTCCGTTGAAACAATCGATTCGTACAAAGATTTATCCTTTGAAGATTACGAACTTGAGCCTATCCGTATGTACAGTGCTAAGTTTGCTGATAAAAAAGCGTTTTTGTATGGCAACAGTAACGATTTTTCGTGGTATGTTTCCGATAACATTTTGATGAGGTGCAGAACAACAGCAAGTGATATCGGCACAAAATATAATTCTGTTAATTTTTTTGGTGATGTATATAAATACCGCCCGACAAAAATTAAGCTGTTTTCGTATTGGTGGCTTGAGGCAGGCGATAAGTACACTATTAAAACTCCGTTTGAAGATTTGCCGACAATTGAAACATTTGTGTTCAATAAGAAAATGGACGGATTTATAACTGCCCTCACATCAAAGGGCGAAAAACGATTAGGAAAGGAAGTAAAAGAAAATGAACAAATACAATAAAATTGTCTTTGTGAACGGCTCTGCTCCGCCCCTCAATGCCGACAACCTCAACCATATGGACGAGGGGATTGAACGGGCAACAAACGGAGCAATTGCACTTGAAACCGAAATAACCACAGCAAGAGGTAGTCGTGATTCACTCGGAGCAAGGCTTGATACGGTTGACACAAATCTTACGAACAAAGCTGATAAGGCAACAACACTCGCAGGCTACGGAATTACGGACGCATATACGAAGGAAAAAACAGACCAAAAACTTGCCCAAAAGCTCAATTCAATGCCGTTTGACAGCGAGCCCAAATATAATAGCCCGTGTTATCTCACAAGCGGTACGGTTTACAGTGCCCTGCTTGTTAAAGCAGATAAAACCGCCTTGGCGACTAAATACGATTCGTCAAATATTGAAAGCGGAACATCAACACTTACACCTTATTCAACCATTGCGGATAAAATCAAAAGTGCAAGCTGTACATATAAGACGATTGGTGACATCGTAATCGTCAGTGCAACGGTCAAAATGAATGCGGCTACAATTGGAGCAAACAGCACATATCCGCTGATTGATTTGCCGTACAAATGCATTGCCGAGGA